TGTAATTTTTCTTTGCCATTTTGTTTTCCTTTTTGATTTTCGAATTCCCTCGAATCCCCAAGCTCCAGAGGGTGGGTCGTCACATACGACCCCTCCTGTAAGGAGTAGAAGATTGGTGTATCGACTAAACCACTGCTACGATTGAGTTATTAGCAATGCGTGAATCGCATGCGTTACATCTTTTTAAACCTTGCATATTCAATAGGTTAGCTCCCCCAAGTTGAAATAACCCCATCAGACAGATTTCTCGGTTTTGTAGCCATATCTGTCGATATGAACGATGTTTCCATCTGCGACTAGGGCGGTAAAGGCCTTTACAATTGACGCCGGTTTATGCTGCTGAAGCATCCTTGGCAACGCCTCTTTATATCCCCTTAATCCCTGCTTGCGGATGCCGTTTTTCTCTCCCCAGGCGATGTCCACTTCGGCCATGATATCGTGTTTCATGGCTGTCAGATTGATGCGGTCAAGAGCGTCTTTCGACTCTGGTATGACCAGAACGCCGCTCTCCCAAATCAGCTTAATATCGTGTGATCCGCTAATATCGCTGTAATTCGATTTCTTCCGGGTCAGCGTGCGAATGCTGTCCTCTTCCTCGTCCCTATGCAGGAACGCACGGCTGCGAACACTGTTCTCCCAGGCGGTTGACCCGGACATTCCGTTTTTCATCCCGGCAAGGCTTGGATGCGCCAGCAGGATTACCGTTGCACCGTATTTGACAGCTATCGCGCCCAGGTAACGCTTGAGAAACTGATTAACCTCTAGGCGCGTATTTTCTGAGCCGCCAAAGTGATCTGCTGCTGTGTCGAGTAGCAATAACATGTGTTCGCTGTTGCCCTTCACTGCCTCGACTTTGCTACACAACTCACCATAAAATTCGCCCGGTTCATCCGTTCCGTTTGGAAAACGACATATTACGTTGTCGAAGCCCACTCGCGGCCAGAGCGTCAGGTTCTCCGGCGCGGCACCGAATTCATCTATTGACCTGGCTTGATTAATACTTAGCTGGCGTCGTTTTACTTCGTCTGCATCGTCTTCGCACATCACGGAAAGAACTGGCATTTTGGTTGTATCTACGCCCAAGAACTGTTCGCCATCCGCAACAGCGTTTGCGAACTGCTGCATGAGGAGCGTCTTGCCCACACCGCCAGCGCCAAACAACATGGACACCGTTCTTGCCGGAAACCAGCCTTCCATGACCCATTCTCGATCAGGAATCGGGCCTACCACACTGGCAGCGGTGAATGATCCATCGCCATCTTCGTCCTTATCCTCATCTGCTGTGTCGTCGTTTTGGAGATCGTCAGGCCCGAACTTCCTGTCCCAGGTTGTAATATCAAATCCGCGCTCCGCTGCCATGTGGTAAAGCGATCCAGCGCCTATTTTCGTCACACTTTCTATACTATCCCACATCCTGTCAGTTTCAACATCGTCATATTTGCCAGACTTCCCCGAAAACTCATGGAATAATGCCCTGCCGTCCTCGCCAATTGAGGCCTTGAACGCATGGGCTATCCTTGCCCAGTCATCATAATGCAGGTCATTATTCGTCAGATATTCACAGGCAGCTTGCAGCTTTTGGACGTTGGTGCCTAGCTCGTTTTCTTGAAAGTCAAAGTTTGACTTACCAGCGTCAATCGGCACGACATTAGTAGGTCCACCAGACTTTAGGGTGCCAAGATTTGATAAAGCCGCGTGGCATTGCTCTACAAAAGCGGCGACATTATCTGGCGACACAGATGTCAGGTCCGTTGGAGCGTAGTCTAGTATGGAATCTTTGGGCCATGCGTAATTCCTGAGTGTGTCCGGGTGTTTTCCAGATGCGACAAATTGTTGACCTTCGGCCAGCACTTCCGTACAGGCGTCAGCGCCTTCGATGTCGAAAACACCTGTTTTAATTTTCTTGATTGCTTGAGTGCAGCGGTAGACCAGAAGCGTCTTCGGTGCGTTCCCGATACGCTCCGGCGCTAGACCCAGCATATCTTCTGCAATTCTACTTATCGTCGCAGCGGCGGCGCTGTCCAGCACATCAATATCAACGGCAATAATGTTGTGGGGACCGCCCAGAACAACGCCAATGTTAGCGTCCCCATGCTTTTCAAAATCTTGTGCAGCGTCCGGTCGCGACTGCCAGCCTTTTAACAGGGGTATCTTGCCCCGCAGCGGCGTCACATCATAGCCAAGCTCAGCTAGTCTTCTTCCGTATTTCTCGTATCTTTTCATCATCAGTACCTCTTATGCGGTTGGAATTCGAGGGGGCCAACACTCGCGGCCACGGGTCTACTGACCCCCCCGATCCATCATGGGCGGGTACTAAGCACCCACAATTTCCGTTGTTTAAAATTCATCGTCGCTATCGTCAACAGCTTCCGATTTTTCCGGTGCAGCCTCTTTAAGACAGTCCGGTTTGTCTGCCCATTTCTTGATTGAAAATGTCGGGTTTGAGGTACTGCCTTTTTTGAACTTTATTTCCTCATGCCCAGTCATAACTACAATGGCAGTTTCTCCACTTCCGCCGTCTGTTTTGACGGCACGCATTAAATTAACGAGGCCTTGCCACGCACCTGCTCCAGCCTGACTCCATAAGGCTGATTGATCCTTACTCAATGCAAGACGCACGCTAAATCCTTTCTTCCAACGCTCAGACCCACGATCTTCCGGCTGCGCCTTATCGAACCGCGCAGGGGATTCATTCCACAACCACTCAGGGGCGATTCCAGGGCTGCCATCTGAGTAGCACCATCCGCTGCGAAGTGAGCTTATATCGAAGGCTACACCTTTCTGCATCACGTCAGTTACATCAGTCCTATTGCCATCCTCATCGCGGATTGAAAACGACCGACTATTAATACTACCGTCTAAAGTCTCCCTGGCGTGCCAGTTGAGGAACGGACCAACTGCCCCGTCTGTGCTTGCACTGCCGCCATCGTCAAATTCATAAGTCATCTTGTTTTCCTTGTTTTCGGGTTGTGTCCTTGTTGGACAATCTTAGCGTAACAGCTTGTGTAAGTAATACAAGCATTATTTATACTGGTTGTTGCCCAGGAAATAAGTAGGCCTAAATCCCGTACATTTCTTTCCTGATAGCTTCGTCACCTCGCCAGTAGAAGCTATCGGGATTGACTGGGATAACGCTCCGCAGCATCTCTTTATCTCCCAAACGCAAGAACGCTTCTTGACGCGTCAGGTGCAGCTTAACTTCAGCCATCAACTCGTCTGGGTCACCATCTTCCAGCATTGCGCATTTCTTTGGCGTAACGTACAGAAATTTGACAACGGCGTTGCCACTGGCTTTGGAATAAAACGCGCGCTGTCGTTGATGCCCACGGCTCATCACGCTGGGCATACGGCCTGTCGTCTTGAGATCAACAATCAAGCCGTGGTCTGGAAATTTAAAATCCAGAAACCCAATGAAGTTTAGTCGCCAGCCGTCGCCGGACGCAATCATGCTGACTTTATGTTGGTCGCCATCTTCAGGGAAGTCAGGCTTGCCGTATGGCTCCAACGCCTCAACCGCCAGCCGCGTCATAGGCTCGATGTTGTTGCGCTCCTTGCCTGTTGTGCCGTCGTCAAATTCGTACTTGGAATCATAGTCTGACACCGCCTTTGCGATTGCGTCATCAATCTGCATCGACCCGGTTATGGTGTCGGAAACGGCTTGCTCAGTCAGGATGCCACGCCACATCGCTGGCGAGCCTGATCCCCGGTTTCCGAATAAGTAGCTGCTAACCCAGGCGTCAGGTGCTTCGATCCACTTGTTAATGTTGCTGATGCTGCCATGATCTATGAAGTGGTCGGTAAAGCCGCTCATGCCACTTCCCCCGCCAATGCCGCGTAGCCACATAAATCTATGACTGAATCCTCGTGTGATGTGTCGCTCTTGAGCCGCGCTATTTTTAAAAGGCACATCATTATCGCTACGTCTGCCGCCAATATTTCGACGTCCAGTTTATTGCCTAAGAATGACGTCCATAGCTCCGCTATTGACTCAAAGTTTTGTTTTGGCGATCCGTATTCGTTCTCCCGATTTGTCACAATTTCGGTTGCTGCTTTTAGAATCTCATGCCTATCCACTTTGGTTTTCTCCCCATTTTGCGATTAAGATTGCTTCGGCTCTACCGTCGTCTTTCTTCCTGGCAAATTCAGACGCTAAGTCTGGAAACAGGCGCGTCGCAGCGGCTCTGCTATCGTTCTTGTCCTTGCCAAGATTAAACGTCTTCTTCCACTTACTTGGCGATACAGGTGTAAACGGGATGCCAAGCGTCGATAGCACCCCTTTAATTACGCCAACCCCTTGCCCAAAATTGAAACTGCTTTGACGGCCCATGTTGAACGAATTAACAGCCTCGATGTAAACGTGGTCTGGACGAAACTCGCGGAAGATTCCTGCGAGTGCCGCACCATTCACTTCTTTTGCGAAGGCTGGCATATCGTAAACATAAGATTTGCCAACCGGATAAAGCAGCCCGATTGCTCCTTTTATCCCAACGTCTATACCGGCGATCACTCTAGTAAGTCCGCATATTCAATTTTAACGCCCATGCCTTGCGCCGCTTTAACAATGTTTGCGCAGTGTTTAAACGGTATGTGGCCTCTGCGAATCCAGTTGCAGACAGCTTGGGGCGTGACGTTTAAGCATCTCGCAGTTTTAGGCTTCCCGCCCAAAATATCTATAATTGCTTCCGGGTCAGTCATCGTCATGCTCCCAAAATTTTGTGCAGTCCAAGCCAATCTTCTTACCCGACTTATGGACTAAAGACATCTGCCACGACGGCACATACCCTTTGCCTCGCATCCAGCCTTGCACGGTTGAAATAGGTAGCTCCATGGCCCTGGCGGCTTTAGTAAGACCGCCAAATTCTTCAATGATTTTCTTTGCTTTTTCCATGAAAAAATAAGTAACAGATCGTGAAACATTATGCAAGATGGAAAAAAGAGTTGACGTTAATACGCAACTTGCGTTAGGATAAAATCTAACAAAGGGAGACTATAATGATTTACACAATATTAATCGAGAAGGGCGGGGACATCATAGCCGTCCAAGAAACCTTTGAATCTCTGGACGACGCTATTGGCGACGTGGTCGACTATGACTACACGCCACACGCTATCATGGAGTTGGGCAGCGACGCTTACGCCCAGACCTACATAGGTGACGTCTTGGAGTGCTGCATCTCGCAATATTTAGAAGACCAACAACTGGAGTTTAGGGTATGAATATAATGAAAGAGTTTAAACAGTTTCTTAGGGAGTCAACACCATGGTCCGGCATTACGGAATACCGAAGGACAATCGGTCTGGAAACAGATTGGAAAGACTTCGTGGAAGCGGAGGACAAGCCTCGTCTCAGCGAGCAGACAAAATCGAACCTGCTCAAGGTTCACATCCAAAACACGGCTACAAAGTGATGGAGGCGCTAGGTTGGTTCGCCTTTATGCTGATGATGACATCAGTTTATGTGGTGTTTGCCTGATGCGCGTACTTGATCTATTTTCTGGTATTGGAGGATTTAGCCTTGGACTCGAACGAGCCGGACCTTTTCGGACAGTTGCCTTCTGCGAGCGAGAGCCGTTCCCCCAGGCAGTCCTCAAAAAACACTGGCCCGAAGTCCCGATCTACGACGATGTCAGAACCATCCCAACAGATGAGCTTGGAAGAATTGACCTCATCTGTGGCGGGTTCCCCTGCCAGCCGTGGTCCGTTGCCGGGCAGCAGCGAGGCGCAGAAGATGACCGTGATCTCTGGCCGGTCATGGCTTCCCTTATTGAAAAGCTACGGCCTCAATGGGTCATTGGCGAAAATGTGCGAGGTTTTGTTAACGAACCACTGGGCCTCAAACGCAGCCTTTCTGACCTGGAAAGCATCGGGTACCAAGCCGTCCCATTTATTATTCCAGCTTGCGCCGTCGGTGCGGGGCATCGACGTGATCGATGCTGGATTTTGGCCCACACCAACGACACGGGACCGCAACGAAACCTTAGAACAGGTGCAGGAACGAAAGGAAAGGTTTCAGAGGGGAGAGAGCAATTTCAACCCCGGTCTGGCACTATGTGTGGCCGTGAAGATGTGGCCGACACCGGACGCCACGCCACGCGGACCCGCGAAGAAATGGACGGGGACACGGCCAAGCGGAGCCAAGGAATCTTTAACGCTACAAACAGCAGTGAAGATGTGGCCGACACCAGCAGCGCGGGATTTCAAGGGAATGAGTGGCGCGGGACGGCAGGAGCGCAAAGGTCACCCGAAAGACACGCTGCCAAATGCAATCGGTGGCTCCCTGAACCCGACGTGGGTCGAGTGGCTTATGGGGTTCCCAGAAGGGTGGACAGACTTAAAGCCCTCGGAAATGCCATCGTCCCGCAAATCGCGGAAGAAATAGGCCACGCTATTGTGGCCGCAACGAAAGGAGAAGATTATGGGCGTATTTAAAAAAATGATGGAAGCTGATATGGACGAATATTTTAAAGATGAGACTATGATTGAGGCGTCGATTCAGTCTCAAATTGAG